TGGTGGTAAGTCAGTAGAAGTACCAATATACGGAACTGTCTCAGCATCAGCAGTAGCAGAAGCAACAGATTTATCTAATACAGCAGTTAACCCAAGTTCAGTAACTATCACAGCTTCTGAAGTAGGTATCATGACAACACTAACAGACCTAGCTAGAAACTCAGCATCAAGAAATGTTGCAGGTGATATAGGTAGATTATTTGGTGAAGCCATAGCTAGAAAAATGGATGCTGATTTATCTGGATTGTTTACAGGTTTCTCAACAGAGAAAGGACCTGGAGCAGGTGCTGAATTAACTATTCAAGATTTATTTGAGGCGGCGACTGAGTTAAGAACAGCTAATGCCCCTGGACCATATTTTGGTGTGTTCCACCCAAAGCAAATCTTCAATGTTAAAAAATCATTAACTAACACTTTTGCAGGAACTTCTAATATTCCAGATTTAGGTAACGAAGCTATGAGAGCAGGTTTCGTAGGACAAATCGCAGGAATACAGATATTTGAAAGTTCGAATGTAGCAGTTGATGGTTCTGATGATTCTATTGGTGGTGTATTCTCACAAGACGCTTTAGGCTTAGCAATGATGCAAGACCTTAAGATTGAGTCACAAAGAGATGCTTCACTAAGAGCAGATGAAATCGTAGCAACAGCAGTTTATGGAGTAGGTGAGCTTCATGACAGCTATGGAGTTAAGTTAACAGCAGATAGCTTAGCAAACTAATTTAACTAGGGAGGGAAACCTCCCTTTTTATCTAAGGAGTTAAAATGGAAACTGTTAAATTAATAAATAAAAATGGCGATATTATTGAAAGATTAAAAATACAATATGAGCCTAATATAAAAACTTGGACTCAAAGAGGTTGGTCTATTTATGAAAAACCTAAAGCAGAGCCTAAAATTACACAAACTACAACAACCAAAAAATCTAAAAAGAAAGCTAAGTAATGGCAACAACTGAATTTGGTGTAGCGAATACAGATTTACAAAAGATACAGCCAGATGTTTTAGGGTTTGGCATAGCTGATTTTGCTGACCAATTACAATTTGCTGAAAATGATGTTCTTAGACGTATCCGAGAGGAATGGTGGGAAAGATATAGGCATCAAGTTCGTTATAAGGACATTACAAAGATAACTTCTGTTGAAATGGTCAATAGTAAGCTAACAGATAGTCAATGGACTCAATCAGTAGTATATTTGGCTTTATGGAAGTACATATTCCCAATATTGACTAAATGGCGAGACCCAGATACAGGCGAGGGTAAAGATACATTCCAAGTTCAGATAGATTTTTATAGGGATAGATACGAAGAAGAATTTCAAGCTATTTTAAGAGATGGTGTTGAGTATGATGAAGATGGTGGCGGTACTGTCTCAGATAGTGAAAAAGAAGCTCTACACAGTTTGAGATTGGTTAGGTAATGGAAATAAAAGCTGATTTTAATAGTATGGAAGTTACAAACTTTTTAAAAAATATAACTCGTAAACAAAAAGCAGTTATTGATAAAGGTTTAAAAAGAATTTCAAACATGGCTATTCTGATGATTACAAAGCGCACACAGAGTGGCAAACTGCCAGATGGTGGTAATATGCGTCCATATGCAAGTTCGACTGTTAGGGGGCGAAAAAAGAGGGGTAGACAGACTGGTTTTGTAGACCTCACTGATACAGGTAAAATGTTTAGGAGTTTAGACTTTAGAACTGGAAAATTTAAAAGCACTTTGTTTTTTGCGAATAAGGAAAGAGAAAAGATAGCAAGTTATCACGACAGCTTTGGTGTAGGTAAAAGAAAAATAACAAGACCTTTTTTTGCTATTGGTAACAAAGAGGAAGATAAATTAAGAGCAGAGTTTGCAAAGTTTTATTTTAAAGAAATGAGAATATGAGCAAAAGGGAAAATATAGCTAGTAATATTGTAACAGTCTTGGACGCTGTTACAAGCCCTATTGAGTTCAAGAAGATTACTAGAGAGCCTTTTGAGGTTGAAGAATTAAGTGATGCTCAATTTCCTGCTATGTTTGTGCAATCTGGCGATGAAACAAGGGAAATTCAAAGCATAGGTGATACAGGTTCGGGAACTTATAGAGGCACGATAGATTTTTTAATTGTAGCTTTTGGTAAGGGTACAACCACAAATATTGATACAATTAGAAATCAATTAATTGAAGTTATTGAAGAAACATTAGACAATGATGTAACAAGAAATGGCAATGCTATAGATACTCAGATTATTGAGGCATCTACTGATGAGGGCACAATATACCCTTATGGCGGAGTTAGAATAACAACAAGAGTAATTTATGAATATACAAGAGGAGACTCATAATGGCTAAAGATATCAAAATGACTAAAGGTAAGAATACAATTACCATTACAGCAGAGAATTTGGAACATTTTAAAAGGCTCGGATATAAAGAAGCTGAAAAAAAAGTTGCAAATAAAGCCGAAAAAAGCGATAAATCAGAAATCACAGATAAGGAGTAAGACATGGCTACACATCACGGAAAAGAGGCAGTTGTTACAGTTGGCGGTACACGGGTTGACAATGTTACAGGCTTCACGTTAGATACAACTCATGATACAGTAGAAGACACAGAGCTTTCAGATACAAATAAAACATTTCTTGTTGGTAGAGGTACTTTTACAGGCAGTATTGATATGAATTACGATGAAGAAAGCACAGAACAAGGTTTATTGGTGTCAGGAGCGAGTTTAGCTTTTGTATTCTTGCCAGAGGGTAATACTAGCGGTGACGAAAGTTTTAGTGGCACAGGTATTGTTACTGGTATGTCAATAAACACACCATTAGATGGTGCGATTACTAGAACTGTATCATTTCAAGGTACTGGTGCATTAACTATTGGCACTGTGTAAAATATGTCAGAAAAAATAGATTACTTTGATGGTATTAGAGAACATTTTAGTACATTAGAAACTCAAATAATTGAAGTACCAGAGTGGGGTTTGGTAGGTGATAAAGCTATATACTGCAAACCCTTTAACATGCTTGAAAAACAGAAAATTTTTAAGGGTGCTTCTGGTAGCGACCTCATAGTTCTAATTGATGTAATTATAGAAAAAGCATTAACCAAAGATGGTGATAAAATGTTTAATGCTACTCATGTTTTGGCATTTAAGACCAAAGCCGACACTAATGTAATTGCTGACGTAGCCACAAAGATTATGGGTACAGGAACAGATGATATTCAAGAGAATAAAAAAAACTAAAAAATAATCCAGAGTTACATAATATTTTTGGGTTAGCAGAAAAACTTCATAAGACCGTTTCTGAAATCTTGCAAATGACTGTAAGTGAGTTTAATATGTGGATAGCTTATTACGCTTTACAACACGCAGAGTTAGAAAGACAAGAACGATTAGCAAGGGCTAGAAGATAGTGGCAACCAAACAAGTAAATATAGACATACTAGCAAAAGATAAGACTAGGCAAGCTATGCAATCAGCCACTAAAGGGGTCGATAAGTTAAAAAACGCTGTATTTAACCTTAGAAACGCTTTTTTGGGTTTAGGTGCGGGATTAGTTGCTAAAAGTTTTTTAGATACAGCGAAAGAAATAGAAAACCTAAGAGTTAGATTTAGATATTTATTTGCAGACGCACAAGAGGGTGAAAAAGCCTTTAAAGGGCTAGTTAAATTTGCAGGTGATGTGCCTTTCGCTTTAGACGAAATTCAAAGAGGTGCGGGAAACCTAGCAGTTGTTTCTAAAAACGCTAAAGAAATGAATGAATTACTAGCGATAACTGGTGATATTGCTACAGTTACAGGATTAGATTTCCAAACAACAGCCGAACAATTACAAAGAGTTTTTTCTGGAGGTATAGCGTCAGCCGACCTATTTAGAGAAAAGGGTGTTCGAGATATGTTGGAATTTCAAGCGGGTGTTCAATATAGTGCAGAACAGTCCAGAGAACATATTTTAAGAGCATTCAGAGACGGAACGACAAATGTAAAGGGCGCTAGTTCAGAAATGGCGACAACCTTTACAGGCACTATGTCAATGATAGGAGATAAATTTTTACAATTTAAAATGGCTGTTATGGATTCAGCACCATTTGATTTTATTAAAGCAGGTGCAAGACTAATAGAAAAAGATATTGCTAAAAATTTCGGAAGTATAGAAAAGTTTGCTGAAAAGATGGGGAAAGCCCTTGTAGATGGATTTAGAAACTTTTTATTAATGGGTGCTAAAGTATATGACACATTCCAACCAGTTTTTAGTTTTCTCGGAAAATCTGTTGAAAATTTAGTTAATTATGTAAAAGGATTACCCGCACCACTTGATACAATCGGTGTTATAGGTTTCTTAATGTTAGGAACTAAAGGAAAGGCTCTTGTTTTTCTTATTGGCGGTGTTTTAGACGATATAAGAAGTGCTATAGGTTACACAATAGATGCTATGGCAACTGTGCAAGAGAAATTAAATAGTTTTACGTTTGGAAGAAGTAAAAAAAGCATAGAAAATGCAAAATTATCTATTTACCAATTAAGATTAACAGCAGAAGAATTAAAGACCCCGCTTAGTGAGGTTGAGGAAAAGTTAAGAGAAACTGGGATAACTGCTTTAAATAACTTTGTTCCTGTAAATAGTTTATTTGACGATACAATTAAAAAAACTGGAACTATGACCGAAAAACTTGAAACTTGGTTAAAAACATTAGACAAATCAATAGAAAAAGAAAAAGAATTAAAAAAAGTTGGCGGTTTAGATGTTAGTAAGTTGTCTGGCTCAGAAATGGGCATCAAAGGCGTTGATATTGAAGCAATATTTGGTGGAATTAATTTTGACGATAGACTTAGCCAAACTACAGAATTTATGAATAATGAAATTGCAATCCATCAAGAAATGTTTGAAAAACAATATCAATTAAGACAAGACCAAGACGAATTATTAGCAGAATTAGACAGAATTAGAGCGGAAGACAAGATTGCTCTTGCTTATGAAACTGCACAAAAAGAAATGGCAATAAGAAAGAAAGCGTTTGACGATAATTTTAATTTAATAAAATCTGGTAAAGCAGGTGAAATAAATTTAGAAAAATTAACAAACAAAGATAAGGTCGATTTAGCTAAAAAAGTTGGATTAGAAGCGTTAGACCAATTAGCACAAACAAATAAAAAAGCATTTATGTTAAATAAAGCCTACAAGATAGCTGAGGCAATATCTAATACAGCAATGGGTATAACAGAGGCGTTAAAACTTGGACCAATAGTTGGACCACCGCTTGCCTTAGCAATAGGTGCTTTAGGTGCTGTTCAAGTGGCTACAATAGCAAGCACGAAATTTCAAGGAAAAAGACTTGGTGGCAGAATGAACCAAGACCAACCTTATATGGTAGGTGAAGCTGGACCAGAGTTAGTTGTACCAGATAAACCCTCAAATGTTGTTCCTAACGGTCAGCTAGGTGGAATGGGTAAGCAGGTTAATGTTAATTTTCATATAACTACAGTAGATGCTACTGGGTTTAGTGAATTATTGGTAAATAGTAGGGCAACTATTGTTAATGTTATTAATCAAGCCTTAAATGAAAAAGGAAAAGAGGTGCTTGTATAATGCCTGGTCAATTTCCAACAAGTCCACAAGCGAGTAGTGCTGACATAGGTTCAGAGCAAAAAACTATAGTGACAACTACAACTTCTGGCAGGGTTCAAACAAGACAGATTGATGGGCAAAAATTCACTCTGAAATTATCCTACCCTCCTATGAGAAGAACAGATTTTGCACCCATTAAAGCCTTTTTAATGAAGCAGAGGGCAAGATTAAATACTTTTACTATAATACCACCAGTTGTTAGTAACGCACAGGGTGTCGCTACAGGAACGATAAGTGTTGATGGTGCTATAAGTGCAGGAGCTACAACTTGCACTATAGATGGCATGACAGTAAGCACTAATGATATATTAAAGGCAGGGGATTATTTTAAATTCGCTAGTCAT